ACTTTGTCTTTGTTTTCTACTATACTTTGTACTGATTTGAATAATTCATCATATTCTACTAACCAATCATCTGCTACTATTACAGGAGAGAAGTTAATGTGCACATCATAACCTGTAACAATAAATCTATCAATGGCTTTTATTCTAAGATCTATTGGTGTAGTATGTGGCTCAAGTACATTAGCATATTTTTGGGGCATAAGACTAAATCTTATTCTAATCTTACCCTCAGGATTATACTCTAGCAGTTTTTCATTTACATACTTAGTAGCAAATGAGCCCATAGCCAGGTGATGGTTTTTAAAGAAGTCAAATATTTTGTGCCAGTCATGGTACTTAAAATGTAAAGCAAAATCTTCATTACAGGAGATGTCATAAGTAACATACTTTTCATGTGTTTGATTAGGCTTTTCTACATCAGCAAACCAAACATGATGATCAATAGCTGTAAGTATATCTGCTGTGTTAGTAGCAATATCCAAACCTTTTGGCTTATGTCTTTTCATGTAACAGTAACTACAATTATATAAACAACCATGACCAAAGCTTGGACTGATATAGTCTGTTGACCTACCACTAGGTCTTATAACCATACTTTTTCTAATTACTTTTCCTACCATATTATTTTATATTATCTAAATAGTAACTTTTAACATTTTTTATACATTGTATATAAGGTTTTCCAACCAATTCATTATTAATTTACTAAAATCAAATACATTCATTTAATAATATTTTTGTTTTTTCAATTCCATACATTTTAATATAATCACTTAAATCCTTACATTTAGATTCTATAGGAATAAATATTTCTTTAAATCCATAATTAATATTAATTTTTCTAGAAGATTTAATACCTTGTTCATCATTATCATAATTAACAATTATTCTATTAAATCTTTTTAATAACTTATCTATCAATTCTTTAGGGACTTTATTAGCCTCTCCTTGTAATGATATAGCATTATATCCTAATATATTATACACCATACAATCTTTAAGGGATTTTGTTAGAATGAGTAAATCTCCAATCCAAGGAAGTTCATCATATCCCTCAATATCTTCTGAACTACCGCCGCTGAATAACCACTTTTTATGTTTTTCTTCGTAAGGAAAATATATTTTATAAGATATTTCACCTCCTGGTTTTATAAACTTATAAGCATACATTGGATTGTTATCTCTATGAGAAAACTCAATCATTTTATCACTTTTAGTATATAAAAATACTTTTTGACAAGGAATGACATTGTATTTTTCTAATAAATCAAATGTAATATAATATTGACCCCAATATTTATTATCACATAATCTCCAATTTCTAGAAGAAATATATATTTTTGCTTTTAATGGTGTTTTTAGCTCATCAGAGACACTTTCATAACCTATTAAGTTTTCTGGTTTACAAATAGGTATAATCTTATTAGAAAGTTTAAAATCGTTAAATATAACATTTAAACATTCTGAATATAGAAGTCCATACTTCTTCATTATATATTCAATAGGACTATAATGTTCTCCTGAACCAAAGTCTTTATAAGCTAACTTATTATTAGGTTTAATATAAATATAACAACTAGGATTTCTATCTGTTCTTAATTCAGAACAAAACTTTTTATTTATTTCTTCAAAATTAGAACAATAATATTTAAATAATTCTAAATCAGAAATATTATCAATTAATCTTTTGTCTATATTTGGAATTATATTATCGGCATTAAACATAACTAATTGATTTATAATATAATAGGCTTGACGATATTTCATTTATTGTGCTTGAAAACTTAATTCACTACACTATATGCTAATAAACTCACACTTAGCTTATTTTAGATACTACAATTAAAAAATCATAGCAATAAGCACCTATTTACATTAATTTATTCTAAAATTAGAATGGAAGATCACTCTCCTTTGCTCCATTAGGAGTCATTGTATTATTAGAAGCTAAACGCTCATAATATTTAGGATTCTTCTCATCCCATACTAACAAGTTACTACCATAAGGTGCTGTAGTATATAATTCAACAATACGACCAGTAGAGCCATCTTTTTTAATATATTCTTTAGCACTAAACAAACCTTCAAAAGGTTTATTATTTACCATAGCATTTGTTAATTGTTTAACAAGGTTATCGATACTATCAGCTTTCAATATTTTATTTTGTTCATCTACAGTATAACCCATAGACATCAAAATACCCTTTAAGAATTTAGCACTAACATTCCAAGCACTTGTTTGCTTACCCTCATTTACTTTAGTATTGAGATACATCTTCTTTGTCTGAGAAGCTTGTCCTTTTGAATTAATTGTCTTCAATTGGATACAAGGACTTCCATTAGGAACTGTAACTGTTACTACTTCAGTAATTCTCACTTCTTTTTCTACACCTGGTTGTTGATAATTACCAGGTTTTTTTACTTCAACTTCTGTTGCGTCAAACATATATTTATTTTATTAATTTTAATTTATTTTTATTTTATATACACTCTATCCCAATATGTCCTTATACTACCGTCTTCTTGAATTTCAGATAATATAATTTCTTTATTACTAAGATGTTCTGGTCTTGCCCCACAAGTTACTTCGTCATTGGATTTAAATGAGACAATCATTTGCCCTCCTTTACGATAAATATAACCTATGGCATCAGCATTAGCACATATTAAAGATTTAATTTTTCCAGTCAAATCAATATTAGCAGGCATAACTAATTCTCCTTTATCATCTACAGCTTTATCTTTTATATGACCTGCTAATATAATATTCTCAGCAAGAGTATCTATATAATCCAATACTTGAAAAAAAGCTTCTCTTATATAAAAATATCCTGCACCATTAGGTAAAGTAAGAATGTTATCCCCACTATATCTGGCTCCCATTGGAGTTTTTTGATATAATTTGATAGCTAATTCTCCAACCATATCCTCTAAAGCAGTAACGGTATCCACTGTTATATATTTATATGGTTTACCTGCTTTTTTAATAGCTTCTCCAATTTTTTTCAAATCAGCTACACACGATGCCTTAACTTTTAAAGCATCCAAATAATCACTACCATTCTCCAAATCAATAATTAGATTATTATCAAGCCCAGCAAAGGCAGTAGTTTTTCCAGCTTTTGGCTTAGAATATACTACTAATCTCTTAGGATTAACTCTATTACTAACTACTTTCTTAGTAGGTAAGATTAATTCATCTGTTTCTGTCATTTATTTAATTTATTTATTCTATCAATAAATTCCTGGTTAATGTCACCAGGATAAGGTAATTCTTCAAAATTACCAGCTTCTGGAATAAAAAGTAAACCTAAAGACATTCCGTCTCTAGATAAACGATTTTTAATTATTTTTAACAATCTAAATCTTTCTAGTAAATTATATTTCGCTCCTTTAATATTAATGTTGTATCCAAGACAACTTTCCATATCTAATTTATAAGCATTCATAATTCCTAGAACAACATCAGCATCGGTATATGGGTTTCTAGAATCTTTAAAATCAGTTTGTTGAGGACTTATATCAACTCCTTTAAATTTAATACGTTCTATACTACTCAAACCATCATTAAATTGTTGTAACCAAATGATAGTCATACCAAATAAATTTCTAAGTTTGACACTATACTCAGAAATTTTGTCTAAATTCTCTTTCAATGTAAATCCACGTTCTAAATGAAGAAGAGCCAAGTGATCTCCGACAATTACATTATATTCATTTTTATTATGTAATTCAAATCCCTCTATTCTCTTTTTATCTTCTCCATTCTCATCCTTATATTCACTGTATTTAAAAGTACCTCTATTTGACATATGTTGCCAAGCAGATTTATAAATCCCAGTAGGATTAGCAGACTCCCATATCCAATTTATTTTACTCCAAAGTTTTTCTAAATCAGGAATTGTATTCTTTACAATTTCTAATTCATCTTCATTCAATCTAAAGTCACCAAGACCTTTTATTTTCTCAGGTGTTATTATAATGTCATATTTTTGATGTATTAAGACACTAAGCCAATTAGCCTTCTTACTTACTTCATTAATCTCTAAAGAATAATAAAATACATTAATAGGCATATTTTGTCTTTCGGCATCTTCAATAGCATTAATTAACATATAATCAGCTAGAGTGGTCTTACCACTACCGCTGTTACCTCCGAGAAGATAGTAACAAGATCTTTGTAAACCAAAGATATATTTATTTATTCTATTAAATCCATTGGAAAGTCCTTTATAAACACCAATTTGACCTTCTCTAACTCTTTCTTCAAATGTCATATTCTATTGTGTTCATTAAAATCAGAAACATCAGAAACATCATTAATTTCCTTTGCCTCATCAATATATCCTTCCCAATTTCTTTGATGTAAAAATGCAGGAAGAGCTTGTATAAATTCTACTGAATTACCTTCCTTTTTATCTTTAATATAAAGTTTAATACATTTAAGTATTAAATTATGTAAAGAAACATCTATCTTTACAGTATCTTTATACAGCTTCCTGCATCTAGCCATATCTGTATGTAACACTCTTTTAGCCCCATTTGGACCTTTAATGCTTTTAGGATATGTGTTTTTAAGTTCCTCAAACAATTTATCAAAATCAAATTCTTCTTTTAGAAATTCATTTTGAAATAATTCTGTTAATTTTAAGGAATTAAATGTAATTTGTTCATTGTTTAAAGGAACTAGATATTTTTTATTAACTAAGTTCTGATAAAATTGATAATTAAGTTGTTTACTTATTGCATATTGTTCTAACCATTTTTTATTAGAATTAAATAAACAAGATAATACAAAATATTCATCAAAAGTTAAATCAGAATTTAATAATTTAGAAACATCTACTGTTAATTCCTTCATAATTTATCATATATTATTTTAACATCTTCAACTAGAAGATTTATCTCTTCCAGTTCAAGTATTCTTTCTTTTGTCACCTTTACACCAAATTCTATTAATAAATCATCTACTAATTTTTTATAATCTTTATATTTACTTTCATTATAATCTTCTAAGATCTTAATATACATATTAAGTTCTTCATCAGTAATTGATTTCTTCATAATTAAGGTATTATTATACTAAAACATAAAATATCAATAATCCAAAGATATTCACTTGATCTATCGATATGTAAAAATAAACTCCAAGATCTCAAATCAATTAATACTTCTAGATGTTCTTTTCTTACTAACCATTTCATATTCAAAATAAATTTAATTGTCTATCTATTATATTATCTATTTCTTTATAACATTCTTTAATGTAGTAATTATAATTAACATCATATTCTTCAAACGGAAGTTCTATATATTTATTAAAAATAGTTACTTTATATCCAACATGTATAAATTCTTTTGAACCTTTGTCATAGTATTTAACAAAAGTATCTCCATTATTAGAAATGTAATATCTTACATTCTTTTGTTGTTTTACAATTTCTTCATAAGGCATTCCACAATGATTGTATGCTAAACAATGTGTTTTCCCTATAGAAGTAGAAAACTTCTGTCTTCCACAAAAATCATAAATATCCTTATGAGCATATATTGTTTGCTCAACAGGAATATTATTAACAAAATATTCTCTTAATGCTAGAGGTATAATTTTAAATGAATTATCTTTATGATAAGCTGGTTCAGAACCAACTACTTTATCAACTTCAAATCTACCTTTAGTTTTAATTTTACCATCACTTGTAATTCCAATATAATTATTTACGTCTCCTATTATAAGTTTTTGATAATCAACAAATTCCAATGTTAGTTTAGTAATATTTTCCCATTCTTTACATATATTATTAAACATATTAATAGAATGTTCATTATTAGGAATTAATATTTCTCCACCATCAGTATTCAACATAAGCATTTTACTATCTGGAATATTAGAAAGTTTCTCACATAACATAACTAAAGATAGTTGTCCACCCAAAGTTATACTCATTGTAAACTTAGGATCATATAAAAAACTAAATTCATCATTCGATTTTCCGTAAACACTATTAGCGGACAGCTTAAATGCATCAGAAAGTATCATATTCTTGGCTTTTTTAGCTTCCAAACGTCTATCTACAAGAGATTTATATACATCTACAAATATTTCTCCTAAATGTTCAGGAAATAATTTGTTTTGTATAGATAAACTAGGATATAATGAGCTTACATCAAACGACTTTATAATAAATTTTTCATTACTTTCATAAATTCCTGATTTTGACACGCCATGAACACCACCTAACCCAAAATCATACTTAAAGCCTTTATAAATTACTGATTTTTCAATAGCTCCTTTAGTTTCAACAACAATTTTACTTTTAAAGAAATTTAACAATTCATTAAATTCTTTACTTTCAAATTTAATATATGAAAGAATAATGTCATTTAACACTATTTCTTTTCTATTAGAGCGTAGATCTTTAATATCTGATATGTCTATTTCAGAAGCTTCAGAATAAAGCTTTAAAACTAATTGCTCACCTATTTTACTATCGCTCCAATTTCTACAATTAATATTAAATTGTTGTCTCAAAGAATTTCTAAGTTCTATTTTATTTTTAGATTTTAAATAAAACTCATAAGTAGCCATCACATCATTAAGATTATATTCTAATATTTCATCAACTTGAGAAATATTAATATTCTCTTCTTTGTGAGAAATTGGCATATCCATTACATTAGGATAATTCATAGAAATTTCTAATGATTTTAAATTAGTACTTCTAGCTTTATTATTATAATGCCAAAGTCTAAATAAATCTAATTGAGGACAAATCCAATCTTTTTCAGAAATTATATGAGAATACTCTTTATTTCTAGATTTATCAATACATTCTTGGGCTTTCAAATATAATTGATTTATAACATGTTTAACATCTAGTAATTGAAACGACTTCTTATTACACCAAAAATAATGTAAAACAGGATAATCAAAGCTTATATTATTAAAACCAATCATGCCTTTACATAAAGACAGAAAATCAATTAATTGCTTAATATCATTTCTATCTTTATGTAATACATATTGTTTAACTTCTGAAGTATTTATATTAAAAACTGTTAATGTAAAACACGATTTAAGTGTTTCAATATCAATAACATATACTTCTTTATTCATTCTCTAAAATTTTTTTTTCTTTTAACGATTCATCAATAGAATATTTTAATTCATTAATTTTAACTTTATATTTATTTGTTAAATGCGCTAAATCTATTTTAAATTCTTTATCAAACTTATCAAATACAAATTGATGGTGTTCTTGATTAAAACATAATTCCCTATAACAAGAAGCATCTGATAAATGAAGCCTATCGTAATTAAAATCTAAAGTATTTAAAAATCCTTTAAAACTAATTGAACTTTTATAAGAGATATTCATTCTATTATAATATTTATAAAATAATTCTTGAAGATATATTTGATTTGTCTCCCAATTAGCATTACTCATAAACTCCATAGCCATTTGAATATTAGGAGTATTTAGGGATTTAAATAATTCACTACATTGATGAAATAATTCTAAGTTACCTTCATATTTATAAAGATATTTATATACATCTTCTACCCAAATAAATTTAGTATTTGGATATATATCAATTATATCTTTAATTTCTGTAAACCAACCTAATACTCTATTCCTATCGTAATTTCTCCAATTATAATCTTGTCCATAATTATAACATTTTGTTTTTAAAATATTATTTATAACAACAATATCTGATTTATTTACATCTCTTTTTATTTCAAATCCAGCATCTCTTAATTTAGATTGACTTATCTTCTTATCTAATAAAAATAATTTATTATTTTTTATGTCTTCTTTTGTAATATTAATTTCAGAGATAAAATCATCTGTTGATTTTTTATCTAAAACAAAATACCAAGATTTATTATTTAATTCTATCGGTAATGTCATTTTAATTCTAATTTAAAATCTTTAAGTTCAAATTTATTAGTATAAATAGTGTTTGAAAGAAAATCATTTACTTCATTTAAAAACTTATTTCTAATATATAAAATAAGTTTATCTTTAATAATAGGATTATTAATAGAATCTATACATTTATCCACACCATAATTACTTTGTCTTAATAGACTTCTTAAAGAATCTTTAAGTCCTAAAGTACTGATATAATTAGATATAATTGAATTTTCATCATAGTCATCTAATCTATCCCATTTATCAAAATATAAATATATTATCCATTCCCAATTATCTTTTAAACTAGAATTTAATAACATGTTTACAGCAAGTTTATGGTTATCTTTAAAATTAGAATCAATTAATTCTTTTAAATTAAAATAATTTTCTTCTGTAATAATAAATCCATTATTTAATGAATTATTTAATACATCTTGATTTACATATTTAATATTAGGATTTACTATTGTAAAATCCAATATTTGTTTAATACATTCAACATCTAAATCTTTCATATTATATATTCCATAAACAGGTTCCTTTGTTTCATCAGAACATATATTTACACCATCATAAAATTGAACATAATCTGTAATATTAAACCTATTAATTATACAATAATTTGCTTTTTCTTTAAGTCTAACACGATTAATATTTTTATCAAGATAATCTGTTATAAGACGGGGAATAGTTGTGTTTTTAGTAAATATAATATTACTATCATTTGGAATTTCTACATCATAATTATTCCAAATATTAAGAATATGATTTCTTAACTCCTCATCAATATATTTATTAATTCCTACCTGTATTATTTTCATATTATTTATCTAACATATATTTTAAAAATCTTGGATCACTACCTAAAATAGCAGCAAATTGATTACCAACAGTCACTGTATTTCTAACTAACAAATACTTTTGATCTACACTAAAACTAGGATGTAGAAGTATTTCAAGATATTGTTTAATATTATCTTTAGACATTTCTTTATGGTAGTGTCTAACATAATTATACAATCTTGTAGTTAAAATAGCAGCAGTTGCTGATTTCCAATTTGTAGGATCTTTTTCAGTATCTCCACAACATTCTGTTAATTGAGCCTTAGCTGTTTTAACATCATATTCTTTGATTAGTTTTTTAACTTCAGGGAGTTTATCAAGTCTTTTATTAACAAAATTAATAAGATTACTAGCCAAATACTTACCTGTTGTTATCTCACCAAACATTGAAATTTGATCCAAATGCTTCTCAAAATCATCTATTGTAGACACTAAACTAAAGAACTTATCCATCATTCTCGGAGAAATATTTCCAGAAGCAGATATTCCATCTTGTTTTTTATGTTCAAGAAGCTCAGGCATCCAGAGAACAAAATTAATTAACCTTTCATCCAAACCAATCTTTTCAGCTCTAGAAGCCCAATCTTGAGGATCCCACTTCATATAAATTTTAGCCATTCTATCTGTTTGAGCAGAGTCATTAGAACTAACATTATATTCTCCATTATCTGGATTCTCATTAAGAAGTATTGTAACTCCTTTAGATTTCAAATCCCAACCAACCATTTCATGAGAATTAACTAATTCCATAATAGCTTGATTAAACAATGAATTACTTCTTGTATAATCATCTAAACATAAAATAGCATTATCCTTTAAATCAGCAATCCAATTAGGAGGACAAGGTGTTGTCCTAACTTTACCTACATATTTATAACCTTGTTTTTCATATTCAGGTAATAAATTTTCAGTTATCCAAAGAGATTGTTTTTCTTTTTTAACTTCAAACTCCTTAAAATAATATCCAATTAGCTCTGATGGCTCTGTTAATTGAGCAAGACTAATTTTTTTAAATTGTCTATCTAAATCTTGAGCTAATTCTTTTTGAATAGTACTCTTACCTATTCCTCTTTCTCCAATGACACTAATACTAATTGGTATTCCACCAGCAGCATGTATTTTATCATTTGCTTCAATAGTGCTTTTAATAATATTATAAACTTCACTAGGTTTATATTCTACTTCTTTTATTTTTGACATATTTTAAAATGGTATTTCTATTTCTTGTGTTACTTTAACTTTAGTTATTCCTCTACCTGGCGTATTAGCCTCCCTCAATTGAGAATTATAATAATCATTACCTCCAGTAAGAGCCTCATATTGTTTACCTAAATCTCCAAGTCTCATCAATAATATATCAGATTTAATTTCTCTGAACATATTATTCCTTTCTGTTTTTAAAAAATCTAATAAATTATTTTGATTACCTAATTCAATAGATTTATAAGTTTTTTCTTTAATAAGATATTTATTTCTTCCATAAGGAATATTAACAATATCTCCTAAATTTTTATTTGTTATTTTAAATCTGGAATTACTTTCTGTATCATTATTATTTCCACGTTTTTTAGCATAGACAATATAATCATTTTCTTCATTTTTTAATAAACTTTCATTATCTAACCAATTAGGTATTGGTAAAATAAATTTAACTTTTAAATTATTAACATTATTATGATCAAATTCACATCTAATTGATTTATTTTTTTGAAAATTAATGTGATTTTTAATTAATATTCCTATTGTATTCATTCTATTTTACAATTTAATTTACAATTTATTAATACTTCATAATAAGATAGTAATTCCTCATAAGAACCAGATTTTATATCACATTTACCTTTATTATGAACTATATTTGCTATTTGTTCTGCCTGTACACTATCTATATTTAATATACAACACAAACAATATATTACATAATCAAATGAATTAACATCATCATTATATAATATTAATTTTCTATTATTACTTAATTCTAT